CGCAGACCGGTTTCCCGGCCTGCCCCCCTTAAATGGGGGACACCTTTCTGACCGTTAGGTAGACGCGGTCAGGACGTCCGGCACGTTCGAGATGGTTTATGTCAAAAGGCTCGTCGCCTTCTTTCAAAAACCACTTGAGCAAGGCACCAGGCCCCTCTAATTTACTTAGAGGAAGCTTGCCTACTACCACAGCGGCCCTAACGAGGGGACGCTGTAGGTTCGGACATTGACTCTGTGAATCGTAGGATCCATAGAGATCATGCCTACCAAGCCCCTGAGAACTAGGAAGTACAAGAGGAAGAGGGATAAACCTCTCCAAAAGTCCATCCAAGTACTCGACTGATCTTTCCAAACAAGCAGCGTTAAGCTGGTTGCGCAGAGAGACAGTAGAGACAATCTCAGGAACGTGCTCCCGTCGGGAAGGAAGTAGTGTGCGAACCTTGACAACTCCAACGTCATGGCCAGCATAATACTCCTTTCCACAGCTCTCTCTGAACCTACCGGTCCAGAAGGATTTGTTCTCGTTAACTACAAGACCAAAATCTTGTAGAGTGGAGACGACGGATTGCACAAAGTCTACAGGGACAATAATATCATCCCCGTAGACGCGCACCTTTCCTCGGAAGTCTTGAATGACTTCCTTGGACAATGGGCGTTTGAGCTCTTTCTCTATCCCGTAAAAGACTAAGGTCAGAAAAACCATAGCCTCAATGGGAAAACAAAGAGCCGAACCCATAGACGCGTACTTGGCAAGACGAATAACGCCATGTCCAGGTACATCAGCCTTCCGACTTCTAGTTGCATCTAAGGCCCTAGAAAACCAGGACCAAGGAGCAAAAAGATGCCGTACGAGCTGATTTGAAACTCTATCGGAAGCTTCGCTCAGATCGAGCGTAGCTAGATTCCCGTGAAGGGAACCTTCGAGCGCCATGAGCTGATTAGGCTCTTGGTGATCGAATCCGAGAAAGGAACTACAGAGGGCGTTAGGTCTCTGTAGAACCCACACGAGCTCTCGCAATATTGCCTGTTGCATGAACATCATGCAAGAAGGCTCAATCGCGATGATTCGTGGAGTTTTAAGCGTTTTAGGAACTGATATAACCCTAACGGGTTGCTCAGATCCGGGTTCGATCAACTCAATGGGCGGACTCTCAAGAAAATGAGAGACGCTTGGAAAGAGGTATTCAGAGAAATCGAATACTTCTTGCAAGCGTGTGGTCCAAGAGCGCAGATTCCACTTAGAGTTCCCTCTAAGTCTATCTGCGGTTGCACCAGGTCCATGCTTAGGAACCATGTCACCTTCATAGACCTTGCGGTCTATGTAAGGTAGTACATCGTTCCCAAACAGTGTCCAAGCAACGCATTGAACACGACGTAATTCATCGTATTCGATTCGTTGGTCGGATTCCCTGAGTTGATGCTCACACTCGATGTATTTGTCAAAAGCCGCTTGTTCGCGTGCATCACTGCACGCGAGATAGGTTTTGCCAAACAGATACGAGATCTGTCTGACAGCCCTTATCGCGTCGATTGACGGATCATCGAGCAAAAGCCCATCACCTGCATTGAAGACAAGGCTGGTGAAACCCGAAAGAAATTTCGGGAGACGCCCATCCTTTGCATATCCTGCAAAAGATGACTGAGCTACCTCGCCTTGGTCGAGACTTTTTTCGAAGTCTTTTCCAAATTGAGGTAAGGTTATCGTTAAAAACGATAACCCCTCGTCTTCAACACGCGCAAGGATCTTTTTGAAATCCTTGTGGGTGCTGGTGTGTACCTGTGTGCCCAGATCTTCGAGCACACATTGCAAGAGTAGCAAATGGCTTTTCACTATTGCCTCCCTTAAATGAGAGGTCAGTAGTCCATTGCCTTTTGCTAGATCCGGCGTCCATACCTCGCTGGTGGGAATGGTTACCCACCAGCGAGACAAGGACAGCAGGAATACCTTTCCTAACTCGCTCCGTCAAGGAGCTTGCCAAGATTGGTATAGCCGGTAGCGGACAACCAGTCACAAAAACCGATTGCCACGTTACCCTGATCAGCACGGGAGATCCCCACGGCCGGCATATCCACGATCAGTTGAACTGATCCGGAATACGGGACGTTAAGGGAACTATCCATGATGTCAGCTGCTGTCACCTTGTAATCAAGGCGGGCTGTGCGCCTCGTACGCTTAGCAAAAGCGTGCGAGATACCCAGCTGGTAGATACCATCGACAGTCGAAAACTGTCCATTGTACAGACCAGCACCAACTCTCGGAAGAGACTTGGCGACCGCATTGATTGTGACGGACTGTGGATCTGCTAGCAAAGTGCAACTACTCCTGACTAAGGAACCTCACGGTTCCAAGGACTCTTACTACGGTTGTAGCAAGAGGTTTGGGAATACGCGCGACTATGTCTAGCCGAACTTCATCCCGTCCGTGCCCCTAGAAAGTCCAAGGGCAACGAGGATGGACCACTGCCTGGACGTAAAGTCCAGGGCTGGATCCAGCCCAAATCCGAACGGTGTTGCCTTACGTCGTTGTTTCACTGTAGTAGTGAAAACTTGACGACAGTCAACTGGGAGGTTCTTGTACTTAGTACGAGCCCCTCGAAGTTGGTACTCTACCTTACGCGTCTTACGACGCATAATGTATCCGTACGGCATCACTAGGCCGTCTTGACTGAAGCGGCTAACATTGTGGAGAACATCCCCAATGTTAGTTACCCAGTCTGCGGCCCAAGACCAAGGGGTCAGATTCCAGACGACTTCCGGAGTAAGCTCCGTTCCCCATAGCTTACGAGCTATGGCGAGATCCCTCGCACGTGTCCCTTGTGGGGGCAAGTGGAAGGTGAAGGCGCCTGAAAACCATGTTTCTTCCATTTCGGTAAGAAACATGATCCTCTGACCACTTGAACTCCAGTGAGAAAACTGCTCTGTAGGACTAGGGTAAACCCCAGTCTGTTCAGAGTTCGTTACCTCTCTGGATGTTGGGAATGTGTATTGCCGGTGAAGTAGTTTACCGGACTGGGCTTCATACTGCCTGATGATCTCATCAGATCGTCTCACAGTATCGGCCACAGAACGGATGTCGGAGACAAGCGGCAACCAACCAAACTGGTAGTTCAAATACTCCCCGCCCGCTTCGCGGGCACGGAGTGTTCGAGCTTTCCAGGTGTTGGCACCGATTAGGGCAGGAATTCCTTCCTGTCTTAACTCTCCGAGCGAAACTACCAAACCATTTAGGGGATTCGTAGGAATGACGTTGGATATTGCCGTAGACCCCTTAGCATCTAACTCGTAGTCAGATGCAAACAGGGGACTCGGAAAATCCGCGTCGGACACATTATCCGTTTTCGCATAATATCTCGTAGAGATATTAGATGCGAACGGATTTGTGTCATTGTTGACGGAACGATTGAAGAACAAGGGTGAATGACCCTCGTACTCCCTTCGCACGACAACAAAATTGCCCCCTATATCGCCGGAGTCCTTTCCAAGCAAATGGAAAGGATGACCTTCGGTATAGAGGACATCCTGAGTCCCTTCAGCAGATTGCGGGTAGAAGGTTCCAAACGAATACACTGTCTTATCTGGCAAACCAACCCAGGTTTCGGCAGTGTTTTCGTAGAACGTATCTACTCGTGATTTCTGCACAAGACTTCCCGTCTATGTTTTGATGGATTTGAGCTTCATCTGCCATGCTAGAGTTCATCTAGTTTAGGCAGATGGGTGCGCACCGAAGTGCCGGGTGTCCC